AAAGCATATAGAAACTCAATAGTAAATGAATCAAAGGGAAATTTTTATCAAGCTATAAGTTCAGATTCTAAAACAAAACATGGCTTTAATGCTAACTGCATAATCTTTGATGAATTACATACTAAGACAAATAGAGAATTGTGGGATACATTAACAACATCAACTGGATCAAGAAGGCAGCCATTGACAATTGCAATTACAACAGCTGGTTATGATAAGCAATCAATATGTTATGAGATATATACTTACGCAAAAAAAGTTTTAGAAGGGACAATAAAAGATGAAAGTTTTTATTCTGTTATATATGAATCTGATAATGATGACGATATAACTTTGGAATCAACATGGAAAAAAGCAAATCCAAATTATGGTATTAGTTTGAAAAAAGAATATATGCAAAGGGAAAGCCAAAGAGCTGTTGATGTTCCATCATATCAAAATACATTTAGAAGGTTAATGTTAAATCAATGGACTGATTCACATAGTGCATGGCTTACATCTGGTGAATGGAATGCTTGTTATGAAGATTTTGATTATAGTATTTTAGAGGGAAAAGAATGTTGGGGTGGACTTGACTTAGCATCAACAAGAGATTTAACTGCATTTGTTTTATTATTTAATGTTGATGGCAAGTTTGTTTTCATTCCATATATATTTATTCCAGAAGAAAATGCAAAGAAAAGAAGTGAAAGAGATGGAGTTGATTATGTTGCATGGTTAAGAGATGGCCATGTTTATGGAACAGCTGGTGATGTTGCTGATTATAATTTTATAAAAGCAAAGATAAATGAATTAAGTTTAAAATATAGAATACAATCCATTTGTTATGATAGGTGGAATGCTAGTCAGTTAGTGATAGATTTACAAAATGATGGGGCTAACATGGATCCTTTTGGTCAAGGATTTGTATCAATGTCAATGCCAACAAAAACTTTAGAGGCTGAGATATTATCAAAAAATATTATTCACAATAACAATCCATGCATGAATTGGTGTATGAGTAATGTTACTTTGCAAGAGGATCCAGCTTCAAATCTTAAACCTTCAAAATCTAAGAGTGTAGATAGAATTGATCCAGTAGTTGCATTAATAATGGCTTTAGGTTGTCATCTAACAACTGAGAGTAGTGATAGCGTTTATGATGATAGAGATATTTTAGTTTTGTAAAATGTTAAAAAATAATCATTAGTTTGTTTTTTTAAAAATGAATTGTATTGTATTATTGTGAAAATAATAATTTCACATTGACTTTACTAGAAAGAATTACAAACGTATTCATTCCTCCTAAAACTCAAAAAAGAGATTTATCTCTTAACTCAATTTTTCCAGATGCAAATGTTTTTGATACTGACAAAGCCTTAACGCTTACTGCGGTTTGGTGTGCTATTAGATTACTTGCAGAATCAGTTTCATCACTACCTATTTCTGTTTATACAAAACAAGCTAATGGTGATAAATTAGAAGATACTAAAAGCCCAATTTATAAACTTGTAAAATTCAAGCCTAACTATTATCAAAATAAAATAACTTTTTTTGAGTTTATTATGCTCAGTATTTGTACTGAGGGAAATAGTTATGTTCAAATAGTAAGAAACAATTCTGGAACTCCAGTTCAATTAATATGTTTAGATCCTAGTAATGTAACAGTTGTTGTAAATAATAATGAACTTTTTTATCAAGTTGATGGTGGAGCTGTTTTAGATTCTAGCGACATGCTACATTTTAAAACAATAACTGATGATGGTGTTACTGGATTAAGCCCAATTGATCAATGTGCTAAAGCATTAAACTGGGGTGTTAGTTTAGAAGAATTTGGCTCAACATTCTTTTCTAATGGAGCAAAGCCAAGTTCTATTTTACAAACTGACAGAGCATTAAGTGATACAGCTTTACAAAGATTAAAAACCAGCTTTAACAGTAATTATGGTAAACTAAAAAATAGTAATTCAACTATTGTATTAGAGGAAGGATTAACATTTAAGCCTATCTCAATCAGTCCAGAACAAGCTCAGTTTTTAAGTTCAAGGCAGTTCAGTATTGAGGAAGTTGCTCGTATCTTCAATTGCCCTCCGCACATGCTGAAAGATTTAAGCAAATCAAGTTTTAATAATATTGAAATGCAATCTCAAGAATTTGTAACATATACTTTGATGCCTTACATTACAAGAATAGAGCAAGAGATGAATCTAAAATTATTTAGAACAAATGAATTAGGCAAAACATTTGTTGAGTTTAATGTAAATGGATTGTTGAGAGGTGATGTAAAATCAAGAACTGAGGCATATAAAACTGCAATTACAAATGGTTATATGTCAATAAATGAAGTTAGACAAAAAGAAAATATGAACTCTATTGAAGGTGGTGATAAACATTTCATGCAAATGAATATGACAACAATAGACAAAGTTGGTGAAGATGCCTAGCATTCAATGTGATAATGGCAAATGGAAATGGGGTGAAAATGGCTCTTGCATTTATGATTCAAAAAAAGAATCTGATGATGCAAATAGTGATTACAGAGCAATAAGTGATATTGACTTTACTCCAACGCAAGGCATGATTGATGAGGCAAAGAAAGGAAAAGAATGGCGTGAAGAATTTGGCAGAGGTGGAACTGAGGTTGGATTAAAAACAGCCAATATGATAATCAGTAACTTATTATCAGCTGATAGAGTAACAAGAATGTATAGTTACTTACAAAGGCATGAAGTTGATAAACAAGGTGAAGGTTTTAGCCCAGATGAGGATGGCTTTCCGAGTGCTGGTAGAATAGCATGGGCTTTGTGGGGTGGTGATGCGGCTGTTAAATGGAGTGAAAGAAAAAGAAATGAAATAATTGCAGAGGAAGAAAAAGATGAAAGAAATTTAAAAAATTATAATCAAATGGAAAAAAGAATATTTAATGTAGAAACTAGAGTTGATTCAACTGAAGATGGCAATGACGTTGTTGTAGGTTATGCAAGTGTATATGATTCAAGATCAAATAATCTTGGCGGCTTTTATGAGTTTATAGAAAGAGGAGCGTTTACTGAAGAACTAATTGAAAAATCAGACGTCAGAGCTTTGATAAATCATGACGCTTCAAAAATAATGGCTCGTAGTAAAAATGGTGTTGGAACTTTAAATTTAAAAGCTGATGAAAGAGGTTTAAAATATGAATTTGATTTAGACCAAGAACTTTCTTATGCAAAAGATTTAGGTGTTTCAATGAAGCGTGGCGATATTACACAAAGCTCATTTGCATTTACTGTGGCTGAAGATGACTGGTCAACTGATGCTGATGGTAACAACATTAGAACAATCAAAAAAATAGATAGGCTTTATGATGTTAGCCCCGTCACTTACCCCGCTTACAACATGGCTGAAAGTGATTTAGTTGTTGCTAAAAGAGGATTAAAAGAATATCAAGAAAGTTTAGTTGAGGAAACTAAAGAAGAAATTATTGAAGAAAAAGAAAACAATTTAGTGAGAAATTCTCTTATCTCATTAAATATTGAATTAAAAAAGAGAAAATAAATTTAAAAAATTATAAAATGAAAACATCAATTATTTTAAAGGAGGAAAGATCAGACATTATTTCTCAGTTGGAAAACATTAAAGATGTTGCTACAACTGAGGAAAGAGATTTAACCTCTGACGAGAACAGTCAAGTTGATGGATTATTAACAGAAGTTGATAATCTTGATGCAAAGATTGAAAGAGCTGAAAAGTTAGAAACTATCAAGCGTAATGCTGCGGTTGTTTCTGGAGTTACTAGTAATAAAGTAGAAAAAGAAGTAAGAGATTACTCTTTTCAAGATGCTTTAGCACAAGCTGCAAATGGTAGAATAGAAGGACTTGTAAAAGAAATGGATCAAGAGGCTAGAAATGAGTCAAGATATACTGGTCAATCTTACAAAGGAATTGGTATACCTTCAAGTATATTAACAAGAGCTGCTGTTGGAACTGCTGCTGGAAATGCAACTCAAGTAATGGCATGGACTGACCAATTAGAAGCAAACTTAGTAATGGCATCTGCTGGAGCTAATTTTTATTCTGGAGTTAACAACATGAAATTCCCAGTATTTTCATCAATCAATTCTGGATTCGTTGCTGAAACTGGTGGCTCTGCTCCAGCTGCAAATGGAACTGCAACATCTTTAACTTTAAGCCCAAAGAAATGTATCTCTATTGTTAATGTATCAGCTGAAGCTATTGCTCAAAATACATCTATTGAAGCTGCATTAAGAAGAAACATGGCACAATCAGTTGCTGCAACAATGGAATCAGCATTTTTAGGAAATGATGACGTTACAAATGCTCCTACATCTTTATTCAAAGATGCGACATCTTCTGCAACATCTGTTATTTCTGTTGCTAACGTTGAAAAAATGGAAACTGATACTTTAGCGGCTGACGTTAATTTAGAAGGATCAAGAATGGCATACATTCTAAATCCAGCTGCTTATGCTGACGTTAAATCATTAGCTCAAGTTGCTTCTGTTTCTGCATTATATGACAATGCTGATAAGAGATTAAATGGATATTTCTCATTTATAACATCAAACTTAAACTCTGGTGGAACTGCTTCAAAAACTGCTGCTTTATTTGGAGATTTTTCTAAAGTACACATTGCACAGTTTGGTGGTTTAGATGTTATCTATGACATTTACTCTGGAGCTGGAACTGGTGAGCCAAGATATGTACTAACATCTCTAGTAGATGCTGGAGCTGTACAATCTTCAACATTCCACAAAAACTTGGAGGCTTAGTATTAATACTTAATTCAGAAAAGGGGTGGTGGACTTACCATCATCCCTTTTTTTATAACTAAATAATATGAAAACATATCAAGTAATAACACCAGCTTCAACATATCCAGTAAGTTTAACTGAGGCAAAATCACATTTAAAAGTTGATACTACCGCAGATGATACTTATATTGAATCTATTATCAAAGCTGCAACACAATTAAGTGAGGAGTACACTAATAGATTTTTTATTGATACTGTTATTGAACAATATGCTAGTAGTTTTGCTGAATTACAAACTTTGTTTAAAAGTAAAGTTAGTGCGGTTGCTCATGTTAAATATTATGATAGTGATAATTCTTTGCAAACATTAAGTGCAACTGTTTATGATACTCAATTAAATTATGAGCCAAGTCAAATACAATTA